AGTACCATTACCTAGATTGTTTATTTGAAACTCACCATCTCTAGTATTGTTATTTCCATCAAAAACACTTACTAAATCTCCAACAGCATTTGGATCTACAAATGGGGAGTTTGTTGCGTCTAACAAACCAAAATTATTAGTAATTGCAAATGGTCCAGTTTGAGATTCGTTCCAGCTAGCACTATCTATAGTTTCAATTGCAAATGGAACAGCTATCGCTCCAGCACCTTCTTGTATGGCTACATTAAGATCTTGTATTAATCCAGCACTTGTTGTTTCATAATAAACTTCTAAATTAGATTCAAAAGGTTGAGTTTCAGCAACGGCTAATTGCACTTTAAAATCATCTTCTTCTGCAACACCTATTTGCTCAGAAGTACTTAATATACCTATAAGTGGATTATTGTTTGAATTATATATTATACCTGGAGGACCAAAAGTTATAGTATCTGTAGCAGCTATACCTGCAACAGTTTCATTAAAATTAACTTGATTAAGCGCTCCAGAGTTAATATAAGTTGAAGTAACATATATATTATCACTTAAAGGAACTCTTATATTACCATTATTTTCAGTAATAATTACAGACATGCCAGCTACAATATCTTCAGAAAAATTATTATAAGTTATTCCTGTGCCACCACCAAGAACAGTGTTAATATCTTTTGTTATTCTTCTTAATGTAAAACCTAAATCTGTTAATTCACTTAACGTTTGTACTTTTTCAGTGGCTGTGTCAGGGTAAAATTGATTACTAGTCCAAGGTATTTGATAATCATTAGTTACTCTTATTGATAATTCTACACTTGAGTTAAAAGTTTTTTGTGTAGGACCGACTTCTGTTAAATCTCTAGGAACTTTATTTATATTGTCAGCATATAAACTTAACGTTGCTGTTGAAGCGGTTGCTACACCCGAAGTATTTATTTCTCCATTTACAATACCAGGTAGATAAACATTGTAATAATCTTGTTCAGTCTGCTTTACAACTATTTTGTAACTATACCACCCATTTAATTTTGGAGTTTGAGAAGGATTATAAATAAATGTTGCTTCGTTACCAGGCGTTCCTCCATTAATAGTTATAATGTCACCTTGTTCATATCCAAAGCCAGGATCAGCTATTTCTACTGATATTATGTTACTTAATATGGTAGGTTTAAAAGTTGTATAATTAACGGTTAATCCTACACCTGATCCACCTGTTGTGCTAACACCTAATAGACCTGATGGATATCCGGCTCCTCCATATAAACTACTAATACTAGGTGCATCTGAACCCACAAATAAACCAGGATAACCAGGAATTCCAGGATTAGTAGGAATAACCTCATTAAATCTTACATTTAAAGTATCTCCTGGCCAAGTACGATTACCGTCTGTAATAATATTTTGTCTAGACCAACCACCAGGTTTATATGGATGATATATAGTAGAACCTAGAAAAGCTTCCCCAGCCGCAAAAGACAATGCATCATCTAAAGAAGATAATATAACATCAGATTGCCTACCATATCTATCAGATAAAACAATTCCAACTTGGTAATTTCTATTTTGTTTTAATGTATGGTTTTGATATTCTTTTCTTAATGTGTTTTCAGGAAGATTAAATTTAGGACCTGCATTTACTTCATAATTTAAACTATTCAAACTAGAATGACCATCGATGTAGTTACCGTACATTACTCTATTGCCTACAACTTCTTGCGTTAAAGCTCTTAAAGGCACTTTATCACTTACTCTAGTTATTTCAGATTCAGGTAATACTTTTATGGGTTTTCTAGACTGATAATCATATAACAATATATTAGAATTTATATTAGAAAAAGATACTTTATCAATAACATCTACTACTTTTAATACAGTTTCTGCATCATCTTTATATATTATTTCAATAGCTTCTACATGTAATTGTTCTGTTAAATTATTAAATCCTGATATACTTTCATCTAAAAATATTGGGCAAGGAATAATTAAATCTACATTAGTAACGGCATTTTCAAAAAACTCTACTTCTGTACTTTCTAACGTTTGTTGAGTGTCTGTAATGGGTACTTCGGACGCTATACCTGTTGCATCAAATACTTCTTTAGTTTTAGATAAAAAATAACCATTTTGTTTAGGTATAAAACATGCTTGTGTAAATGGAGAAATAAGAGAATACTCATTATCATCAAACTTAAATCTATAACCAAATCTTACAAATTTGTCTTTTAAATATTCACAATCACCTGGCCAATTAGGATCGTAGTCAGGATTCATACCTACTTCAATTAACGCTACATCAGTTACTTGAGTAGGAATTATATTAGGCCATTCAATAGTTAACGTATCAGGTGTTCCCGAAGATTGACCAGTAACTCTTGCTAAATAAGGACTAGCGCTTGTTCCCGTAATTCTTACTAAAGCTCCTGTATAATCTACTTCATCTAACTCTGGTCCAGAGTCATGAATTACATCAATAGGCAACCCATTATCTAAATCAGCTAGTGGTGAAACTGTGAAAGTAGAATTAACAGGGAGTTTTTCAGTACACTTGTCTTTCATGGTAGTACCAACTTCCATTTGAAGAGTGATTGTGGCATCTCCAATTTTAGGTGCTATTTCAACTACATCTCCATCTTGATATCCTACACCTTGATTTATAATTTTAATTCCACGTAGTTGTCCAGGAAATCCTGTAGCTTCAGTAATTTCTACAGTCATTCCTGTACCTGATCCACCTAATGTATATACTATATCATCTATATAAGCACTATAATCCCCAACTGTACCGGTATTTATAGTGTAATCTACTACATAATCATTTATTAATAAAATAGGATCATAAGGATAATATTTAATAACATTTATTTGATCATCATTAGTATAATATGTAGGGTTTATAGAGGCGCTAGGATTAGCTTTAATAATATTAATTTTTCTCGGTTGATTTCTGTTATCTGTCCAAAAAAGTAATTCTTCTAATACATTAATACCAGATATAGGATGTGTTAAAGAAAAATTAAGAAACTTTCCTTCTACTAATTTTACGTTACTACTCGTTTCAAGATCTCTTCTCCAAATCTGACAGATTGCTTCATCCGAAGGATAATTACTTAATTTATCAGAAGAAGTATCAACAAAGTTAGTAAAGAATAAATAAATAAAATTCTTTTCATCGTCAACACAGTGACCTATAATTTTTACATTACATTCTTCTGTGAATCCAAAATCACTAATTTCTAAGTTACCTAGTACAGTTCTTAATGTTCCTACGTCAGATCCTTCGCTTTGACTTACTGCGATATTAAATGCTGATCTATATTCACCATTAGGAATTAATCTACTGTCTAGATCTTGATTCATCTTAGACTTTATAAAAGTATTTTTTGATTCTGCCATTTACTTAATGTTTAATCCACTTAGACTTTCCTCTCATCACTTGAGTAAATTCACCTAATTTAATATTTTGTAATCTTATTTTAGCATTTCGCAAAGTTGCTCTTCTGTCTTTTTTAAATCTTTGTACAATGTGTTCCGGTATATTTCTACGTGTAGATAAAATACTATAAGCAATATGCATGTACATTGCTTCTTCAGCCATTTTAGGAACCTTAGTGTCTTTGTCTAGTGCTAGTCCATCTGATATATAAGAAAATGTTATTAAAGCTCCTTGTAAATTACTGGAAAACGACATAGTACCAGTTCGTTCATTTACTGTAAACCAACCATTCATTTGTGCTGTTTGTGGAGTTAATCCATACATTCTTCCATACCAATTAAGAGAGGGATAATATCCCCAATAATCTCCCCATGGATAATTTTGCCAATTTTGAGTCCAATCCCATTGTTGATTTTTCCAACGTTCTTCTACTAACGATTGAGCAGCTTCATTGTTGTTACTAAAAGAGTTTTGGGTTGGTATACCTTTATCATCTTGCAAAGGTAATTCAGTTGGATTAGAAGTTAAAACTGTAGGATATATTATTCTTTCTACTCCACCACCATCTACCCAAGATAATTTTACATAATTAACATAATCTTGTGGAAGAGGTAATGAGCAGCTAGGAGGTATAGTCAATTCTTGAGAGTTCACACTTTTTAAAGTGTCATAACTAAATTCTTGTAATCCTCTTTTAGCATGAAATAATACATCAGTTCTTCTTACTCTAGGTATTATATTGTCTGGTCCTACATATGCTACTAAAAAGTTATTTATAACATCATTTAGTTTTATATATTCATATCCACCATAATTGTCTTCTACTGTAGGTACCGTTAATTGAATAACTACGTTTGAACTTACTACACCTATTCCATTTGGCCAAGTTATTTGACTACCATTAGGTGCAGAAACATAAGATTCGTCTTGTGGTATTAAAGTAGAATTACCAGCTAAATCTATAACGTAAATATTATAATTTGAAGCTTCTGCAATTTGATTACCAGAAATATCAAAAGCACTAATTAAAGGCGTATTAAAGTTTACATTGTAAACTTCTTTTCCAGCAGAAACATAAAAAGGTTGTTGTCCAGAATAGTATTGTGCATTAGTTTCAGTTAGTAAACCCATATCTTATTGTTTTTCTAAAGTTTCTTCTTGTTGAATTTTTTGAGTAGCCACTTGTACTATTTGTGGATCTCTTATAACTACACCAGCATAAAACAAAATGTTAATAACTACTTCTGTTTGCTCTGAATTATGAAGTTCAAAATTAACAGATCCGGAAGCGGGCGTAACAACTCCTGATGTTCCTGGAGGAGCATATATAAATTGTCCTAATGTACCAACCGTATATCCCCAAGCTACATCTTCTGGTTTTCTAATATAATCAATTAGAATTGAACCTTCAGTTATTTGTGGTATAGTTGTAAGGTTTTTGCCTAAATTAATAGAAGTAGGTTTAACAAATATTTTATTTCTTTCATAAAGATATATAGGCCATGACTTAGATGGAGCTGTCAATTTAGATCTAGATACTAAATTAAATTCATGCCTATCAACAGGTTGTAACTCAACATATTCATCACTGAAGTTGTAAGTATTAGCAACACCTGGAACTAGTAAAAAGTCTCTAAATGTTACTCCTCCTAATCTATACAAATCTTCAGGTATATCAAAACCTCCACCTGTATAAGTAGGAAATTCTTCAGTTCTAAATACTTCTAATTTCTCTTCAGTGTTTTTCAACCGATCAGCATATTCTATTTCTGTTTGTGGAGTACGGGAATATAGATTTAAGTCTTCAAAATATCTTTCGAAGATTTCCCTTTGGACTTGAGTTGCTATCTTATTAAATTCATAAGGTGTCATATAACCTCTTTGTTCTTTATTAAGAATTAATAAGACTGTTTGATATACATCGTTTACGTTTATAGCCATTTGTAATATTTTAAAAAAAAAGCGGCGCAAAGGCCGCCTTTATTATTATCACACGTTAAGAAAGTTTTTTCTGTATAGATTTAAATACTTCCAATCCTTCATCAGTCTGAAACCAGGACGCCATTGCGGAATAAGGGTTTTCATCAAAAGGAATTGTCATTAACTTCTTTCCATTACTTGCCCAACTAAATGTTCGGTTATCTTGAGAAAGTTTAATAATTCTATTTTCAACAGCTTTTATAGCAGTGCTTCTAAGCTGTACATTTTCATCATTAACTAAATCTAAGAAGAGTTTAGGTTTTCTTTTAGCAAATATTAATAAATCTCTTTTAATCTCTCTAGAACTCATCTTATTAACTCTAGAACCTTCTTCAACTCTCATTATAGCTTCAGCTTGTTCTATATCTAATGTTTTAGCAATATTTAATGCATCAATTTCTAGTTCAATATCTTCTATGTCGTATTGTGCTATTATTTGTGGCCTATGTTCTCTATATTCTCTTTCTCGTCTTGGATGATAAAGTGATAATAGTTTTTGTAAGTTTTGTTGTTCTTTTGGAACAAACAATCTTCCATCTTGAAATACAATATGTCCCATAGTCGCGGTTCCATTTTGTTCATCTACAAATGGAGAGGCCATGTTAGTAGCATATCGTAACTCTCTTTGTTCGCCAGATTCTTCATCAAAATATAATAATGGAGATCTAGCACTGTGCCTAGAACTTAATCTTAGTGTTAAAGGCTTTTTATTGATTAACGTGTAAAGTCTATCTTTTATTTCCCAATCTTTGGGAGTTGCTGTTGTTTTCATAATATAATATAATAAAAAAAATAAAAACTAGGGTGCCGAAACACCCTAGTAAAGGTTATTATCAAGTAGTGAACAAGATAAAGTTGTTAGCTGCTTGTGTTACCAAACATCTTTCAGATAGGAAGTGAACTTCCATAGCATCTAAAGAAGATGTGTAAGCTCCACCTACAGAACCTGTAACCCAAGACTTAAGTCTTCTGTCATCAGTTTCTGAAGCTCTATATCTAACGTGCAAGAATGGACGTCTGATATTTGAACCTAGCATTTGATCGTAAACTGTTGAAGTTCCAGCAGGAACCATAACACCTTCGATATCTTTTGCTAAACCTCGAGTAGAAGCATCGTTAAGATATTTCCAATCAGTTTTGTAGAAGTCATAAGAACCTCTTCTAAAACCATCAAACCCAAAGTTCAATGCCATATTAGCATCATTTTCAAATAGACCATAAGAAGCTCCGTTAGCACCACCAGCTTGAGCTGATCCGTTAACGTTTGCCATCATGTTGTCCATTGCTAGAGATAAAGATCTATTACAGAAAATCATGTTTTCTTCAATAGCTCCTTCAAAATCTAACTGAGCTAAAATTTCATCAAAGTCAGCTAAAGCAGCATTACCACCGCCAGCACCTGCGAAATTTTGATACTCATGTCCTCTGTCTCTTACAGCAGCAAATAAACCTTGAGTTCCTTTGTTACCTGTAAAAGCAGCGTTAGATAAAGCAATACCAGCCACAGCTGAACCAGCAGTAGCAAGTTCACCTTCAACCATTGCCATCTCCATGTAATCTTCAAATCTTAATCTTGTTTCAGATTCAGACTTTAGATACCATAAAAATCCAGATGTTCCATCTTCAGTAGAAACTTCAACCCAACCAATTTGAGCAGTATCAGATCCATTGATCTCAAACTTATCTCTTATGATTATAGGTGAGTTAGAATACTGTGTGAAATCTGGTTCGATAGAAGCTAATGCATCTGTGTTAGAACCTTTCACCCATTCTGCACCGTAAACAAATACAGCTACAGCAGAGTTAACACCACCAGAAGAGCCTGATCCAGAGAAAACACCACCAGAACCAACTGTTAAGCCAGCAGCAGTATAAGGAGCAACTGTTACGTCACATTCTCTAGTTACACCAGCACCACCACCTGTGTAGTTGCTAGGAGCAGCAGTTACAATTACTTTCATTGTTTCACCAATTCCAGCACCTGTAGTACCATTTCCATAAACCACTAAGGTTTGGTTGATTTTGATAGCACATTCTTTGTTACCTACTGTACCACCAGCTGCAGAAACATCTGGGTCAATAGCTACTCTAATTGTAGTATCATCTATTACTTCACATGTTTCATAAGCAACATGTAATCTATTTTGTTCAGACCATACAACTTGGTCAGATGTCATTGGCATTTCAGCGCCAACCATTCTTAAGAATCCGGCAATAGTTCTATTACCATATCTTTCTACCTCTTGCTCATAAAGCTCTGGTAGGTATTGTTGTGCGAAGTCATTATCACCATCTGTAAAAGACAAATAGTTAGTAGTTAATGTCATTCGCTTCTGAGCGGGCTCCAAATTTGGACCCAACGCTGGATTTAAACTCATAATTTTAAATTTTTAAGTTATGTTCTTTTTTTAATTTTCAACTTCGAAGCATCAGCACCAGTAATTGCTTTAACCTTTAATCCATTAATATACATATCGCCACCTGAGGTTGCCCTAGGTTTACCATCATTTATATTTTTAGATTTTGCCATTAAATCTTTAGTCGCATCGGCTTTGCCTTGGTCGTAAAAATGTTTAGCAATGGAATCAGAATTTCTTGCTGCATAGATAGCTTTGTGATAACCGGAATAATCGATTACTTCTCCTTTGTCATTTAAGAACTTCTTAAAAACGGAGCGCAAATCAGATTGACGATTAGCAGTGTCTTCGGGATTATTTAGTTTATATCTAAATGATTTTTCCCCTACATCAAAGTTAAAACCATTAAAATCTCCTTTAAAAAATTCTACAGTTTTACTTTTAAAGTGACCATGCATTTTCGCTGCTTCTTCTTGGTTCTGTTTGTACGTGTCCCAAAATTTCATAGCCTCTTGTTGTTCTGGAGTTATATTAGATCTCAACTTGATTTCTTTATAGTAATCTCCTTTTGAATCTTCCAAGAATTTACGAGCATTTGCAACTTCTTCTTTATACGACAGTTTTTTCATTTTAACTGTTCGTTCATCATCCACATCTTCATCCCATGAAAATTTATCATCTAAAAGAAAATCTATTTCTTCTTTATCTAAATGGGATTTAGTTTTGGAATAATATTCTCTTAACACCTTACTGTCATCTACATTAGTATAATCTTTATTTAGATTAACGTAATCTTCTACAGTGCCACCAGTTTCTTTCATAAACTTAACTAAGTTTTCCAAATTCTCTGGAACATTAACTTGTTGTGCTTCTGGTGTGGGCTACAGGTGTTTCTATAATTTCTTCAACTATTTTTTCTTCTTCTTTAACCTCATCGGAAGAGGTTTGTTTTTCGGAGTGTGTCTCTCCCACAGGTTGCAATTCCACTTCGGCTTCTTTCCTTTCTTCTTTGCTTTCCTCTCCTGTGCTCTGCACGCTATTCTCTGTGATTGGCTCTTGAACGGCATCTTCTTCTTTTTTATTTAATTCTACTTTTATAGAATCATCTTTTTTATTAGCAAGTTTTCGTGGTCTACCACGTTTCTTTTTCATTTTAAATTCTCCTTCTTGAGGTACTTGCGTTCCTACTGTTTCTTCTGACATAATATAATATAATAATTAATAATTAAGTTGGAGTGAAATCATCTGGAGAAAACCCCATTTGACCTGCTCCACCTCCTGCTTCAAAGTCTATTGGAGCACTATCATTAGTTCTTTGTGCTATCATTTTACTTTGTTGTGTTCCTTGTATTCTTGTTCTTTTGTCTTTTCTTTCTTCAATTTCTTTTTCTCTCGCAGCATCTTTTTCATCATCCATACCTTTTAACTGCATATCATATTGAAATCTTTGTTGCGCCATTTGCATGTCGTGATTAAGTTGAATTTGCATTTTTTGAATTTGCAATTCCATTTCTACTTTCTTTAGTTGAGCTTGTGTTTCTACTAACGCTTGTTGTTTTTGAACTTCAGCCATAGCTGCTTTTTCTGCAGCTTCTGCGCTAGCCTGAGCTTGGGCTTGTATCATTCGCTCTTGATTAGCTTGATCTTGTTCAGCCTTTTTTCTTCTTCTATATTTTAAAAATTGATTAGCTAATGTGAGGTTTTTGACTTCTCTAATATCAATAGCGTCTTCTAAATATATTTGATTTTCTTTTAATGCTATTTGAATATTTTGTTCTAGTTGAGCTTTTTCTTCTTCATCTGGTTCTAAATTTATAAATATACCAAAGTCATGAATGTTTAATTCAGCTAATTCATCTAAAGTTCCAACATTATATTGAGATATACTATTTTCTAAGGCTGCTCTTGTTGTAGGATACATTAATGAATCTGCAACTCTCATTGAAATGTTTTCGCACATTCTTAATGTTATATACAAACTAGCCTCTAATATATGTCTAGTAGCTGTATTAGAGTTTGCTGCAGCTAATTTTTGAATTCCTACTAATGAATCTTTGTCTGGCATACTACCATCACGTGCCTCGTTCAATCCCGTCACATCTCTGATCATTTGAAGATAGTACTGATATGTTTGTATCAGTGACTGTATTTTAGCTTGTCCAGCTGAAGATTGTAACTCTTGTATAGGAACTTTACCTCTATTAGCATCTCCGTCCTGCGTCAATGATCTACCTACTACACTACCCGTTTGAAAGTACATATTTAAAGCTTCACGAGGATTGTAGTTCGTCCCATTACCTAGATCTACTTCTGCTAATCCATCTACATCTAGATATACACCATCAGGTACCATTCTAGATAGAACTTGTTGCAATTTTAAGTGAGTGATTTGAACCATATCAGCAAAACCTGTCACTCTATTTACTAAAGAGTTTATTCTTCCCTTATACATTCTTGGAGCACAGATAGCATAATTCATATTTACTTTTACTGTATCTGCAACAGGACGTGTCATATTTTCCGCCATCTCCCACTTTAACATCTGAGGATGTCCTAATATTTTAGCTCCTGAATAAAGTACTTCTATAGCTCTAGATAATTTGCCATATCCTAATTCATTTTCTGGTGGGTTAAATGCATCACTTTTTTCTAGTACTTTTTCTAACCCGTAATCGTTTTCTTTTATTTTAAATACTTGATTAGTATAAGTTTTGTATTCAAAAAATAAAACTTGTATTATGTTATCATCTTGCCTACCATTCCAATTGCGTAAATAATTTTGATTGCCAGGATATCTTTCTATTTCTTCTAACTCTGCTGCAGTAAGTTCAGGGAATTGTTTTTTAAGATCTGCTAAACTTATTCCTTTTACTTCTCCAACATACCAGATATCTTCAAAGTTAGGATCTTCCGTGTAAGACCAAACTAAAGTTGCAGGATCAACATAATCAACAACAATTCCTTCAGATTGATTCCATGTGGTTTTACAAGCACCAATGCCAATTTCTACTAAATCCTTATTAAACCTAGCTCTTGTTAAATCATATTTATTTTTTTCTAAAACTTGACTTATAACTTCTTCTTCTGCAACTTCTACAGACTGTTTAAAATCCATTTGTAAGTGCACTGCTAACTCCTCTTGATCTTGTGGAGCATTATCTCTGTCAGCAGAATTAAAAGCATTAACTCCTAACGTTTGTTCTACTTGAGTTAAAAAGTCTTTTGCGTTTATATCAGTTAATAAACCTGTAGCATATTCAGTTCTTTGTCTAGAGCAAACAGGATCTTGCGCAAACGCGTTTATATCAAAATGTCTATCATTTATTCCATTAACAACAATATCTACAAATTTAGGAATAATGGGTACTGGTTTCCAATCTAAGTTTAAATAAGATAAATCTCCATCAATAGCTAATTCATCCTTATACTTTTGAACAGATTGTTCTCCTCTTGCATATAATCTAAGGTTGTGAAAATTTTGGAAATTTTGGTGAAACCTATCTCTTCCTCTACCAGCCCAAAACCATTCTCCTTCAATTGCTCGACCTACTTGTAGCCCATATTCCCATGTAGCTTTTTCCACGTCTGGTACTACCTGATCTGGAAAAGAACTATTGCTATTTGTAAAAACCTTCATTTATTTTATTATTTTTGAAATATATCCACTATTATCATATGTCTTCATACCTAATTGTATTGGAGTAATTTGTTTGTCTCGTACTGGTTTGTATTTATTTTTATTACAAGCCATTATAGCTAATCCTGAACTTATAGATGGATCATGTTTAGTTCTGCTGCTGATATTAAATCTTCCCCAATCTTCTAATGTTCTTTGAAAATACATGTTACCATGACTACCATCTTCCATTAATCCTACGTAAGTTTCTATATAAGATTCTATTGCTGCTGCGTGAGCTTGTTTAATGTCTTCACTTGAATTAGGTATACCACCTATTTCTTTTTCTGTTACAGATAATTTATTCCAAACTTTATCAGGTCTATTTATACTAAAACCTCTGTATCCTCTTCGTCTTAAATAGTATAAAAATCTTGGTTTGTTATTTTCTGCTAATATAGGCATTCCGTAAAAAACCATCGCCATTAAAATATCTTCAAAGAATATTTCAGCCGTTTGAGGTCTAGAAATATATTCTAAAAAAAACTGATTAGGTGGAACATCTGCCATGCAGAATTTAGTTAAACCATGACAGGATCCATTAGATCCTCTTCCATCTACTGTACCAGAAATGTCATAACTATCTAGTCCAAATGCTCCAGCAAATTCATTAGCCGGAAATTTAATACCATTTTTTACAACCAATCGGTTTTGCATACTAACTGGTGGAATCCAAGATACAAAAAATCTTCCATTTGCACTAGGCATAAAATCTACTACTGTGTCTTTTATACCTTCTCTCCACATAAAACTTCCTTGCGTTACGTTTGCTCTATTATTATATTCTTCGTTAAAATCTATTTGTTGATATATTTTAACAAGATTAAATAAAGAATCTTTTGTTTCGTCCCTAAAAGCGTGTTGTTCAGTTCTAGGAAATTGTCTGTAAAATTCATTTAAAGAGTCATGATCATTTTTTAATCCTTCTGCTTCATTCTCCCAGTGTTCTATTACTCCAACTTCTATATAATTTTCATCTATTCCTAAGACTGGTTCTGATGGAGTGTCAAACACTGGATAACCATATCTATCTATAAATCCTTCGTAGTTCCATTCCATTGGTATAAACAATGAATATAAACCTTCTTTAGTTTGACCGTTTCTGTTTCTTTCTAAACAATTAGAACCTATGTATATATCTTTAAAGTTTTGACCACCTTTGTCTAAAGCGTTTGAAGTAGATCCCATCATACATTTACCTACAATTCTACTACCTAATCTTAAACAAGTTTTAGTTACTTTCCAGTTGTTCTTTATATTATCAGGTCTTTCCCATTTGCCACTTTCATCGTGTCCTAATAGTTTAAGTTTTTCACCATCGTAACTGTTGTCTCCTGTATTCTTCCAATCTATAGTGGTATCTAATCCATCTAGTTCTCTAAGTTCTTCGTTTGCCTCAATCTTTCTACGTGTAAGTTTTGACGCTGGTACTCTATAGGCAAGTTCGGTTTTAGGACGATCCATACCATCTTGGATGGGTTTGAAGAAAAACGGATAGTTAATCGAGATTGGTACAACTTTATCCGTGAACATCTTTTTAGCATCTGCACCTGTTTTGGATAATATACCATATCTTGAATCACTGGATATTGTTGCTTGATTAACAAGCTCTGCGGAACACATAAAGGAAAATCCAGATCTCCTATTTTTAAGATAACACATTCCATAGGCCCTATAATCTGCTTTACAGGCTTCCCAAAAAATAAAGAACAATCTGTTGGCTTCTCTATAATCTGGAGCTCCGACATCAATTTTTGACCATTGCAAGTACATGTAATGAGTACCAGTGATATAAGTAGGTTTACCATTATTATAAAACCAAAACCCTTCATCTCTTCTTTTAAATTCTTCATCTATATAATCCCACCATTCTTCTCTAAAGTCCATTGGGTATTTCTCCCAATCGAACCTACTCTTAATCTTTCGCTTCGTTTAAACGGTTCATGTTCTGCTGGTAAAGCAATGCGGAGATTCTGTATCTCAATGATCTGTCCAATTTTTCCAGTTTTACTTATTACAATAAAATCATAATCTTTGTTGTAACCATACTCCCATTTATTTAATCTATTCTGCTTTTTTAAGATTTTAGGATTAACAACATCTTTAAGTTCAGTCCATAATGTTTGCTCGTACATCACTTACTTCTCCCTTCTGCAAAACCTCTAAAATCTCTTTGAGGTTTTTCTTCTTCTTTAGGTTTATCACTAAGTAGAATTTCTTCTTCTTCTATTCTAGACAGTATTTCAAAAGCATCAAATATCGCAAGTTTCTTTGTTGCAGCTGCGTTCTTTAGTCGGTCCGCAGTCACATCCTCGCCCGTATCTACAATCGGCTCCTTCGCTACTTTTATTAACTCTTGCACTGCTAACTGTCCCGCTGTTATTATGCTTTTCTTCGTTTTCTTTATGTCCATGTTTTATTAAAATATCTTTTGATTTCATACAATATAATAATTCGCCATCAATGAGAAACTCAAATTGACGCTTTTTCTTGAATGATATTTTATCTCCTACTTTAATTCCTAAGTAGTTTAAACTTTTGTTGTCATACTTTAAAATTCCTTCTCTATAGTTTTCAGTAGGAGTTACAAAGCATATATCGTAAATAGTATTCCATTTACCATCTCTTTCATACAAATAGATTTGATCAGGAGAAACTAGGTATTCATTGTTTTTAAAAAAAGCTCTACTATTTTTTTCTTTGCCTTTTATATCGTAGTATCTTCTAAAAACATTATGATGGATTACTATTATATCTCCTTTTTTTATAGGAGTAAAATTGTTTCTAGGAACTTCTACTACTTTAGCTAACTTATTTACGTATTTAAAACTTTCTATCTTTGTATTTAATATTAAAGTTTTATCACCTACTTTTGTTTCATTAGCATATCTTCCACCTATTGGTTCTACTATAAAATCATATAAACTATTCACTGTACTCTAAATCAAATTCAACAGCTATAGCCATATTAGAATTAAACTTTTTCCATGGTAACACCTCATCGTGTTTTTTTATATAAATCATATACTCCCCTTGTTCAGGTTCTATTATATCAGATATAACATGTCCACCATAAACTTGTTGACCTATAGAATAATGCATTGCTTCGTTTTTGTAATCAGAACCAATACTTATCTTTCTTATAATACTAGACATTATACTTTACTTAACTCTGTTTCTTTTTCTACTTCTATCTCTGTATATTCTCCTGTCTCAACATTGATGTTTATCGCGCCATATTCTTTTTCAAGTTCTTTCTTAAACTCTTCAATATCTTGATTAACTCCAGCCATATTATGAAGTAATGCATGCTTGTTGGCTTCTAAAGTTCCTACTTGACTTATTAATTTGTTTAGTTGTTCTTGTTGGTTTCTTATTTGATTTAATTGTTCTTCTTTAATTTTTTTCATTTGATTTTATTTAATTATTATTCTTTTTTTTCTCCAGGTTCTCCTGGTTTACTTCCTTTTGGTCCTTCTAAAACTGGAACATCTTCAGTAGGTATTTCTATCTCTTTTATAGGATCACCTAATATTTCATCAATTTCCTCTTCTAATTCTCCTTTTGGATTTTCTGACAAGTATTTAACGCTTTGATCTTTAATTAGTTTCACACTTTCATCTTCTGCAGA